CAGTGGACGGCACCCTGTCTTCGCGTAACAGAGACTACATTAGCCATAGTAGAGAATTGCGTTGGGGGCAACGGCGGTGTGGTGGCGCAAGGGGAGGGACTCCGACGATCCTGAGAATCCATCACTGACTTCGTTCGGAATATTAACACTAACCAAATGAGTTACCAAGCTACTTCCACTCCCTTAGCAACACCAGCATCGCAAGTCGTCCACTGCAAATCAGCACGACCTGTTGATTCTAACAAAGTTTTCCGCCATTACGGCAGTCACTTAGCCGCCAGCACCCCGGTGCATGGTGTGTCCCAAACCAACAGGTTAGGCATCCAGTACAGGGTAGGGCTGGGGGCCACGGACAGGAAGGCCTGCTTGAAAGTCCCATCGCCCAATGCAGCTATAGCGCAAGTCTTCACGCCGAATGAAGTGACGTCGAGCGTTGTTGCTGCTGTAGCCCGTAAGTATTCTAACTTCAGCGGGCAGTTCGACCGGGCCGACTTCTCCGGCTTGATTGCTCGACTAGCGCAATGCGTGGGTGTCTACGCGCTCACCATGTCCCTGGACTTCAACGAGGTCAAGGGACAGAAGCCTCTGAACATAAGGACCTTGTCCTTGCTCGATGACCCCGTCGCCGCTGTGCCAGGGTCGCTGTTTATCCCTAGAGGTGTGGCTGACGCAGCCAAACCTGACGTCTTCAGTGCAATAGTGGCTGCTGCCAATGCGCTTGACTGCACAGTAATCACCGACATATGCAGCGTCGACGCCAATAACAATGCGCCTGTGCTCAGGACGCCCCAGGGCGCGGAGCTGGCCTTGGCATGTTGGCAGGCGGTCCACCTGCTTTTAGCGCAAATGGACGAGAGCGACGCCGGTGCAATCGGCGCGTATGCGTTGGCTTGTGGGCTCCACCGAGCTGTCACTGTCGTGGGACACACAGACGAGGGTGGGTATGTCCGCGATGTGTTGAGAGCGCAAAGTTTTGCTGTGCCCTTCGGCGGGGTACACTGTGCAAACGCCAGCACGTTCACGGGATTGCCGATGCCGGATGTTACGTCCAACGACTCGTTCGTGGCGGTGATTGACGGCCTATGTTTGCTCACCGCAGGCGTGTCAGCACTGTCTGACCCGCTCATTGAATACAGAGGCAGGCAGTACCCTACTGTACTGGCTGCCGTAAGTGCCCAGCGATCTGGGGGGAAGGGGCATGAGTCAGTTGCCGCCTACAGCGTTGAGCTGTCGTCTTCAGCGGCTGCATCCTGCAGCGGTTTTGCCGATCTATACGTCAAGAACCTCGCACGGGCTGTCGGGGTCGCTGACGGCGGGCATGATATAGCCCGGATCCACATAGAGGCTAGCTTTGCAGCCCTGGCAGGCCAACCCAACCGCCATTTAAACCAGGCTGTTGTGGCGCCTTATTACTGGGTTGAACCGACGTCCTTGATTGACGATCCGGCCAGCTTTGTCGGTCCGGCACAAGAGGCCGGCTATGGTGTTTACACTGGCAAGAGGTCTTCTAGCACCATCCCATATTTTGAGAAAGTGCGCGTTGCCAGGGGAGGGTCCGCCATTGAGCAATGGTACTTCACGTGGCGCACAGCTCGGACCAACGGGGCAGTGCTGTTCCATCGTTATAACAAGGACGACGGTTTAGGCGCCATCCACATCCGGCAAGCCGCATTCAACGGTTTCGCACTGCGGGGTGGCGCTCAAGAGGACATCGAGGTGTCCGTCGGCAGAGGGGCTGACCTGACTGAATACCTATGGGAGCGTGGCGACTGTTCGCTCCCTGCCCCGGCCGAGTTCATCTATACAGGTGAAGCAATAGGGGCGCACGTGGCCAAGTGTACCATAAACTATGAGACATGGGAATCAACTGTCACCAACATCAAAGACGAGGACGAAATTGCTACGCCGATCAAGCTCACTACGGGTGCGCCCGCTTACATCGGCATTGGCGGCCTAGGTGAGCGGAACAAGAATGTGAGACGTGCAAGAACGGCAGCGGCGGCCTCGTTGTCAGCCACGAGGATGGGGGCTCGGCGCACCATTGACTGGCTTAACGGCTCAGAAGACATGGCGATCATGAGCGAATCGCCAGTCGCGTGGATGACAGGGGACGACGTTCCTGTCGTAAGTGGGGTAGTCAGAGCGGATGCACTCCCGCCACCGCCCCGGCAGACAGCTAGGGGAGCACCAGTCCCAAAGGCAACGATGATGGGGGCGGACCATTTCAGACAAGCTAAGCCGCAGTCAAAACAAAATGTTGTGGTGACGGTTGCTAGACAGCCTCTGGAAGGCCAGGAAGGGGGAAGCGGTGACCAAAATCCGCTTATTGAAACAGACGCGGGGTCTGTGACTCCCGTACAAGCAGGCGGCGCTAGCAGTGCGCCCCCTGCGCAATGAGGGAGCGAGAGCTCTCTGAGAGGCCGTCTGTGCGGGCAGCCTCTCTGGACTCGTTAGGTGGGGCTATGCGTCAGGCCCTGCCCCAAATACCCGATGACTTCTGCTCGTGGGGGTTGGCTCGGCAATATTCATATGTGTACACGACGTACGCGAAGGCCGGACCCATTCCTGCAGCGGCAGTGTCGGTGCTGGCATGTGACGCCACAGTTCAAGTGCCCTACAGCTTCGAACTGTGTAGGTGGATCGTAGGAAATGCTTATGAACTACCGGTGGAGCCTAAGTACTCGGCGGTGGTTCAAGGGTGGAAGGATGGTTCGCCACCTCCACGCGACTGGTTAAAACTCAAGGAACATCCAGCGGCTAAGTCCAAGACGAATGTGTACTTTCGGCAGCTAGTGAAGTCGGCAATGCGGCTTGACAGAGTGGCGTACACGGGAATCATCAGGTGGCGCCAGAAGCTGTGGGGCCTGTCCAACGATCAGGGATGTGCGGTGGCGTTGTATGCGAGGGCCCTAGAACCGTACTATAAGGAGGATGCATGGCCGATCGCAGTTGCAGCTGTCTATCAACCCGTTGAAGCAAAAGCGGTAAGTAGTTGCATCAAGGCACTAGGGCAGGCGGCTGAGTTCGGTGGAGCAGTGTTGGCCGAGGCACACTGTCTGTTGGGGCGAGGTGTCGCGCCGATAGACGTAGGCCATGAGGCCAGGATGAGGGCCGGGAGGCACGGCACTCCGGCTCCAGATATATACCCTGACGACCTGCTGAGGGCGAGCGTGAGGGAACTGCTGCTAAATGAGATAGATTTTGAGAAGCTGGCATTCCAGACTGTCGATGAATTTTGGAACAACCGTTGGGCCTGGTGTGTTAATGGTGGGCATTCCCGTCTGGCGGAGAGGCACGATGCTCGGTGGTTGGTTCCGTTCAAGGGGCAGGTGCATAGAAGGGTGGCCATCGAGAGCTGGACCGCTAACCCGCTATTGGAGTGGGATGGCAAAGTGTACGTCTCGCCCAGCGCAAAACTGGAACACGGGAAGACCCGCCTCCTACTTGCGTGCGACACAGTGTCGTATGTCGCGTTCGAGCACATCATGCAGGGCGTTGAGAAGGCCTGGAAGGGACGCAGGATCGTGCTAGATCCCGGAAGAGGGGGAGCTGCGGGTATCGCGAGGCGAGTACGCAACATGACGAAAGGCGCTTGCTACGCCGCTTTGGATTATGACGACTTCAACAGCCAACACACCCTACGGGCTCAAGAGATCCTCTTTGAAGAGCTCGTGGCTATGACTGGATACCCGGAAGCTATGGGAGCCAGGCTCATCAGCAGCTTCAGGAAAATGCTGATATGCGTCGGTGGGGTAGATGTTGGATATGCACACAGCACTCTAATGTCTGGTCACCGGTGCACCACGTTCATTAACAGCGTGCTGAACGCAGCCTACATAATGTGCGCCGACCCAGACCTGTTCAGGAGGCTCAAGTCGGTACACGTGGGCGATGACGTGATGGCAGCGTGCTCAGGCCCCCAGGAAGCCGAGAGACTGGTCAAGGCGATGGCTAAGACGTCATGTAGGATGAATCCTACCAAGCAGAGCATTGGCATCGTATCGGGTGAATTCCTGAGGATGGCCATATCGAAAGGTCATGCGATTGGCTACGTAGCGAGGACTATTGCTAGCGCGGTCAGTGGGAACTGGACGTCAGACATAGAACTCCGGCCCGATGAACGAGCAAGGAGCATCATCGTTCAGTGCAGGTCGTTGGCCAACAGGTGTGGTGGCAGGTATGCATGTGTCAGGCTGCTGGTGCATGCTGCGTCCAAGAGGACGGGAATACCTGTCAGGCACCTTGTGAACCTGCTTGAGGGCCGGACGACATTGGGGCCGGGGCCTGTGTATGAAGGTGACAACACGGTGAGAGAATATTCGCTCGTCGACAAGCGGATTAAGAGGGAGTCTGTGACGGAAGGTGTAGAAGTGGAGCACAGAGCTACTACTGCATACTTGACGCACGCGGCTACTGAAGTTGAACGCTGGGCTCTGCAACAAACAAAGGTATCAGTCGAGAATGCCATGATTGACGCATCATATGTTAAGAGCGTCATCACGCAGACTGGTACGACCGGGGATTGCAGTGAATACAGGTTCAAGTTCGATAGGGCGTACAGACTACCTGGGTGTTGTACGGACGTAGAGGCAATGGGAGTCGACAAATGGTCAGGAGTGTTAGGACGGTATCCTATCTTACAACTACTCAAGCAACGAATGTCCAAGGCAACGGTGCAGACGCTAGTGGATGAAATCGCTCCTGAGCTCAAGAAGAAAATGCCGTTGGAAGTTGCGGCATGGGGCTATGACAGCGTTGGTTATAGGCTCGTGGGGGTCCTACCATACTCCGACGCGGCAAGTATATGTTCGCGTGTGGCTTATGGTGTGGTGTACGTAACTTTCAACGTGTACATGTGAGGGGCATACTGAATTTGCCCTTCACAGTTATGAATAGCAG